CCATGCGCTGACCGCCTACGCCCACCCGGAGCTGTATCTTTGCGTCAATGCCTCTCCCGGCAGTAAGCGACAGGGTCTCGGCTTCCGTCAGTGTGCAGGAGACAACATTCCCGTCCAGATGTACATCCGGCAATGTTTTTTCGATCTTAACCTGTCCGGCCTGAGCCACGGCAATGGACAGCACCGTGATACTTCCCGTGTCGATGGGTAGCTGGAATGTCAGCGTAGGGGTCGTACCTCGATACATATATATCCCTCCTCATACTGTAAATCTGCGATGCTTAGTGGTTGGATAATCTTTCCAAATCCTCTATCCTGTGATTGGCGACCTTGATCTGCTCCTCCAGCACCGGAACGCGCCGGGCGAAGTTGTTATGCTCCCGGACTTCCCGTGTCAGCTCGTCCAGTTTGGTGTCGGTGACGGCCTGCTGCGTGTCCAGCTTGGCCTGCACATCACGGGTGGTCTTGTTGCTGGTGATGATTACCCCCAGCAGCGACAGGCCGCCGGTGATAAGTGCAACAATGATAGTTTCTGTCATGCGGTATCTCCTTATATGTTTTATGCTTTCCACTTGCCCATCACCCGCAAGGCGACGACCTGCTCCCCCAACGCCATGGACGCTGCCCGGAGCAGGCGGAAGGATACCGTCTTATTGGCATAACTCCAATCCACGTTGGTGAGGATATGCAGATTGTCCCCTGTGCCGGTTACAACCACATTGCCGGTCACGCCGAAGGGCATAGATAGGCGGATAATGTTGGTGTAGACCATGCTGCCCACAGCAGTATAGCTGGTAGGTGTCACTGTCCCACGCCACCACAAGTCTGCATAACCGGAGGCGTACTTGTAGTACGTCCAGTTGCCGCTTACGCCTTGCTCAATGATGTAGTCTTTGATGCCCATCAATTGCCGAAGTTTTCCCGCTGCGGAATCAGATAAAATCAATTCCCCGTTCAGCTCCATGTCCTTTTCGGCGAAGATAGGCCACTTGAATTGCACCGTTTTCTCTTTTTCGGATACCCCGCCATAACACACTCCCGGCAAGTTGAAGTTGATATTTAACGGAACTTCAACTGTTGCCACATCCATTTCTTTGGTAAAACTGCTTGAAAAAGCGTCCGTGGCGACTACCGTCAGTTTTCTGGTCGTATCTGTTCCGACACCGGCGATGTAAACAACCTTTGAGCCGGAGCTTTGCGCAGAAAGGGTTTGCCTATTCTCGTCATCGATCTTCAAAGAGATGCTGGCGGTGTTATTACTCAAAGAAATGGTGAGGTCGAACATCACCTTAATGTCTGCGCCTGTATTGTTTTCTGTCCACACGCCACTTGTGTAGGAGCCTCTTGCGTATGTGAGATTTGCAATAGTCGGTCCAGCA